AAATGTCTCTTCGCAGGTCTTATGATAGCCAGGAACATGGCCAGTCTTGGGATACTGTTAACGGCTTCGGGCATCCGAATCAGTGTATCATAATGTGCGCCTATATGTATTAGCCTAGCACAAAATTCTGGATCATATAACCGATCCCAAGCAGGTTCCTGCCCCATCAGTTGTTGTAAATGTTCTTCATTTGTGATCTGTCGATACAACCCAACATTGAGTACGTCAACTTTGACGTAGCCGCGCTCCTCTGCTGCTTCGTAGTCTAGGCTTGCTCTGCCAGTGAAAGGATCCACAGGAATATCAGTAAAATATACTCCGGTGTTGTGCTTGGTGTTTTTGCCTTCTTTGATAATAGAAGCTGCGGTATATCTTAGTAGAGTCAGGGCTTGATCTCTATCTGCTACGTCAATGTCAATGTCCGATGTAAATTTCATAGTCCTGCCGCCTTTAGTACGTGCTTACACCATTCTACGTCTGCAACATAATCTTTAAATTTGCGGCCCCAATAATCAGGATCAATCCAAGCAAGTACCATAGCCAGGTGTTCTTCTCCAAGGTTGTTGAGGAAATCAATACCAGTATCACAGTTATATAAAATCCAAGGGCTAACACGACCTGTGGTAATATGATGACAAATACGATTAGTATTGCCGTACATAAAGTAATGGCTAAAATCAGCAATGTCACTATTTCCAGCATAATCTTCCATTTCCCGTAATGCACGTTCCAGTGCATCCTGTGGCGATTCCTTCTTTAGATATTCCAACAGCCACTCTTCGTAAGAACTATCTTTACACCAGAAATCTATTTTCTTGTTATTATTTAAAAGCCATGCAGTGAAACTATTGCTATTGATAGCCCTAATAGTAACCAGATGTCTGCCGTAACGAACGAAAGCATTATAATAAGGACTGTTAACAAAATCTTCATAACTTTTCAGCCGTGCGCTGCCCTGTGTTGTTTCATAGAATTGTAAATAAGCTCTAAGCCCAAATTGTACTCCGGTTTCCGTTTCCTGCTGCCAACGACGTTTTTGCTCGCAAAGATGTGCGGAGAGTGTACTCTCCTTGCGAAATTCTTTTTCGCAATAACGACATTTATAGCTCAGACTTGATTCGCTTGTCATCCCATCCATGTTTACGTGCCAACTGTTTGATGTCTTCTTTAGTATTAATCTGTGCCAATAGTTCCAACTCTTCCACACTGTAATCAGGATAGAAGTGTCTTAAAAATTTAACAGTCTTGTTATCTGTGCTATCTCTCTTTTTTTGCTTGATCCAGTCATGCCTAAAGTTACCCATGCCCGGACTAACTGTGGTAGCTGCAAGCCATTGTAACTCTGGATATCTGGCCAAGTCAAAAAAGTGTTTGTTTAAATTCTCATTGCAGGACATCAAATAGTATTGCTGCAACTCTGTACTACCTTGCACACTACTACCCCAACGTACCATTAGGTAGTTACTGAACTTCTTGCGTTCTTCGTCGGTCAGGTCAGCATAAAATCTTCGATCCTTGCTATCAAAGGCCCGCATTTCGTTTGCAATGTTTAGTTTATCTGTCATACCGGATGATGCATTATATTTTCATCTTGTCTACTTAGTTCGTATATAACTATAACACGATCCAGTGCTTCTTGTAAAGCAGGATTAGATTTGGCAGTGCGATGTATTTCCCCCCACATCTTGGCATCCATTAAATCTTGGTGTAACTTTTCACTATCATAATCTCTACCTACCTCAAATCTGGTATCCGGTGGATCGCCTAGTTTTCTTGCATAGGTAATCCCGTCAGCTTTTTCGTATATATATGTTGCATTGGCTTCAAGTTGTCCCATATTACCAGCAGCGTCCGTAGTCGACTACCTCACTTTGTCTTGAAATATCTTTTACAAAATATGCACACAGGGGTTTTTCTACGCCAGTTTCCAGTGGTATTGCCAATAACTGTCCGGGTTTGAGTTTAGGAAAGTACCATTTGACATCCTGGTATATATCCACAATTTCAATTGTGGCAAACTCCGGACGGAAACTGCTCAGGGGATTGAAGCAAAACACACTGAAGCCACGATCATTAATACTAGTTAATGGTACTACTTCTAGATCACCCAGGTCGGGCTCTCCGATCAACACATGCCAATCCACAGGCATTTTGATTACGCTATTTCCAATCTTTAGTACCAGGGCCGGACTGTTAAAACTTTCTAAAAAGATAAGTGGTATGTAAAAGTAATCTGGAGTACGTGGGTCACTGTTATCCAATACAGCAAATCGTAAATCTTCTATCTCATCGGGTATGTCATTTAATTCGTATGCAGTGTTTTCTAAGGTCAATATTCTCATTTTAGCTTTCTTGTCCAGCCCATCTAAGGTTGAACATGGTTAATTCTTTTTCGTTCTTGAAGCTGAAAGTGTGTATGCTTACTTGTTTACCACATTCAGTTTCTCTGCACCATGTAGATACCAATGGTACCAATTTGTGATCATACATTCTGACCCAGGTGTAATTTCCTCGAGGCTCTATCGCGAATTTCATTTCCATTCGGCTTTCTCCACACTATGCGGGTAGTTTGCTTCTTTATAAAACTGCTTGCGTTTTGTTAGATGGCGTTTTGCGAACTTGCAGGTACTGGTTATATCCCAGATTTGAACATGATCCTTGTCTTGAGCTTTTCGAATTCCGCGGCCAATGCTTTGTATAACACGTACAAAAGATTTACCAGGCTCAATAAGAACAAGATTAAAAATGCGGGGAATATTGATACCAACAGCAGCCACGCCGTAGGTGGCGATGATAATTTTGTTTGTTGCCTCTGCCACTTCGTCATAATGCTCCTTGCGCTCCCCGGCTTTAGTAGCACCCGATACAAATACCACATCGGGTTTATCTGTTAGTAGACTCCACAGGTTGCTTAATTCAATCTGTAGCATCTTGCCTGTTTCTATGCGATCTACCAGGATCAGTGTATTGCCACCCTCCTTGATCGTACTAACCAACTTGGCCAGATAAGCTATACGCTCTGGGTTTGTTGTCAGGTATTTAAGCTCGCTCTGATAATCTTTATAATCTGCGTGATCGACCAGCTGCACTACATTGACGTGGCACATGGCAAGGTGCCCGGCTTCTTGCAATTCCCTGGCACTGAGTTGTCCCACCACATTGCCCAGCATGCAAAAAATACTGGTATATTCAAATTGCTCTTTGGGAATAGTTCCGGTTAGTCCCCAACGGATAGGTATCTGTGCAAACGGACCGGACAGCAATGCTTTTAATGCATCGGCCTTGGCCATGTGTACTTCATCCACGATAACACATACTACACCTTCCAGGAACTCTCCGATAGTGATGTCAGCTTCATCATTTTTAGTATTTTTAAGAAGGTTATTTAGACTCTGCCAGGTGCATATGGTATGTGTACGATTATAGTCTTTACGATCACCAAAGTACACACCAACGTCTAGTTGCATGTTGACAAAATCTTCTTCTGTTTGTGTAACTAGACTCTTGTTGGGAACAATCACAATGGTTCTACCATAAGGACTAACTGCGTCGGCCAGTGCTGCGGTAATAACAGTTTTACCTGCACCTGTGGCTACTTCTTGTACGCACTGCGGATTGGCAAAGAATCTATTAATGATCTCGGGCTGGTAATCACGCAACTCCATGGGTTCACCAGCCTTGGGGTGACCCTTGGGCCATTTGATATGGTTGTAACTTTGTTCCGTGACTTCTTTGAACTCAAATGTGGTGCGGTACTCTCGGGTATCTACCACTTCAATATCATAACCTTGCTCGTCAAGATAGGAGAGTATGTCAGGTAACAAATTGATGTAGGTAGAGCCACCCAATTGAAAAAATGATACTTTGCCATCCCAGCGTCCAAGACGAACACTGGGCTGATAACGGGCACCAGGCACGTCATACTTGTACTTTTTAACTAGAGCTGTTCTGGTATTAAGTTCAAGTCCTTCGATCTTGACATTAACCTCGTCTCGAATTATTAATTTTGCTCGCATCAGGCCCTTCGTTGATTATGTGCATTATATATTTCTGCTGCAAAATATACGACCTTTTCAGCACGTTGCAACAATAAACTTTTATCCCCACCGTGCATCATGCCCTGCCCGCTGATTAATAATTTTATGGGCTGTGGCCAGCTGGCTGAATACTTATTAAAGTACACAACCTTTTTATCTATGCCAATTGGTTCTTTTTTAAGAGTTGTTACTTTGTAAACATCGGCTGTGTCAAAGTTTGGTAAAACAAAATTCTCATACAACTTTCCCGACATGTCAGGTTCGTACACATAGATAGGACCACGTCCTGTGATTCTGGCGTACTCGATAATGTCAGTGAATACGTCCTGGTTGCTGGTGGGACTAAATTTAGTTTCCTGTGCTGTCATCAGGTTATAGATGCGAGGAGAGTACTTGTACGCTATCTCTTGAGCTATCGGGTTGTCCACAGTGTACCCAAGTAGCGGAGCAGCGTCTACCAGCAGATCTAAGTTTGCTGCATGGAATCCACACCAGTCGTTAATGTAATTGATCAAACTGGGGGCGGCGTTAGTAATTGTATAACCAGCATCAGTGGGCACTAACTTGATTTCATAGGGCTGAAGTTCGCTGTCCAGTACCAACTGAACAAAATGTTTGACTTCTTGAGAGATTTCAAAATCGTTGTTGGCGGCAAAGCCGTATGCAGCCACAATGTTGGTTTCGGTTAGTCCCAGTATCCAGACTTTGCTATCACCGTCAAACTTCCAGGAACCCTGGCTGAGTTTTGCCAGCTCGCGCACACTCTCTATCAGTTTATTGTCATAGGGAAATTTTATCACAATGTGGTCATTGTCAATGTCCAGCAACTTTCTACGGTCAATGGTGCGTATAGCATGTCTGAACTTTGGTTGCTCCACAGGGCCAACGTCAATGCCCAGATTGGCCAGTTGTTTCTGGTACTTCAATACTATCTTGACCGCTAGCTCGGCTTGTTTGTCAGTAAGCGATCGACCACCAATGGTGGCACTGCTCATACTGGATATGATGTTGACATCGTAACGTGCTAGACTAATGATTGATGCTGTGTTCTCAAACAGTCTATAGGGTTTTCCGGTATCTGGATTTCGATCTCCGTTGATGACCTCTATATAATCCTCTACGTACATGAATGTTTTCATAGTAATGTAATTATAACACGTTACTCAACACAAGTCAAAAAGATGCCCACCTTGCGATGGGCACCAAAACCGACGTAAAAGGAGCTAACAAAAACTTCGGGGTGTTACCTGTTATGCACTCTTCAT